CTTCAAAAATATCTTCCATAATATCTCCATTATTACGAAAGATATTTATATTTTTAACGTTTTTGACCCCCTCTTTGGGTCATCTGGCGCAGGGTTTCCATAGGAACCAAATCCAATACCTCTCTTGCGCGTGTGTCTGAATACCCATAGACCTCCTTGATAACCTCTATGTCGGCATTCTCTTCAGATTTAATCCACTTGGAGAATCTCTTTCGCTTGGAGATGGATTCCCGCAGGTAATCATACTGCATCTTCTTGTCCAGAAACGACACCTCATTCATACGGTTGGCATAAAAGATTGTGTCTGGAAAGTAAGAAAAGCACTTATTAACTACAAAAGGAACATAATCCTTCTCTAGACGGGGGTCTTTGAGAAGATCTTCCTTGGTCTGATTGATGGAATTAAGTATATCCGAAAGGTTCATGAGAATGCACAAGACATCATTAGTTGCACCAGACATGCCACCAGATTGATCTCCTGGTCAGCAACGAACGCCGACTTGTACTGGTAGTCAGCGAGGATTAGGATTGCCTCTGGAATGCTCTGCTTCTCCAGATGGTCTGTAAGGGCATCGTAGATTTTACGGTAGATCTCCTGTGGAGATGTCTCTGCATTGATTGCTGCCCACCGACGAACTGAAGCAAAATCCTTACTGGACAATGCCTTCATCAGACTGTTGATCTCAGCATCCTGAACGGATGAAAGGATACCAATGTCAATCTTACCCGACACCGAATACCTCTGAAGTTCATTCAGAATACGACGCATGTCGGGAAAGTGCTTCATGATCAATTGACCAAGCACCTTCTTGTCAAATGTGATACCTTCCTTACCCAGAATATAGGAACATCGCTCCATCATCTGAGCAGCAATCTTCGGTTTCTCAGAATTTGGAAGCGAGAAGTCAATACAAGTGCATCGCGAATGAATCGGTTCAATGATACGAGACTTGTAATTGCATGTTAGAACAAATCTACAGTTGTTTGAGAACTCCTCAATCGCACCACGAAGGGCGGGTTGAATGCTGTTGGCATTTGAGTAGTCAAACTCGTCTAGGATGACTACCTTCTTCACATCACCCGTCAGAGATACAGTACTGGCAAACTGACGAATCTTGGTTCGCAGTGTGTCAATGTTTCCTTCCTCTGAGCAGTTGATGATAATCCAATCACAACCCATCTCATTACAGAGTGCCTTGGCAACGGTAGTCTTGCCCACTCCCGCAGATCCAGAGAATAGAAGGTTTTGTGGTTCTCCCTTAGCAACCATGTCGCTGAAGGTTGACTTCAGCGACACGGGGAGAACACACTCTTCTATGGTCTGGGGACGATACTTCTCTACCCACAGAAAATTTTCAGGTTTCATTTAACCCCCATAGGTTGAAGTGTTTGCTTCCATGGCAAACCAGTACTTCAGTGAGATTGACTTATGAACAAACTCACCGACGATGTTCTTTGCAAAGTTGACTGTGTAATCTCCAGGAAGGATCTTGATGTTGTCCATCTTGAAGTTGAATTCAAACGGGGGTGCTTCTTCCGCATCACCAACAACGACCTTGTAACTATTCGTAGTTGGATCTGACAGATCAGAAACCTTGGCAAAGATCTTGCCATTTCGTTCGCGAACAAACGAAAGGTCTGGAAGTTGCATGACAGATGCTGCCTTCTGGAGTTCAGAGAACTGCTTTTCGGTAAGAGTAATACTCACCGAAATCTCTGGCATGATGACATCCTTGGTTGGGAACGACAGCAACTTTGGTTCTGAGTAAAAGTAGTTGACTACAGAATCTCCACCGTTCTTAATGCGGACACTCTTCTCACCGAAATCAAAAGTCGGATTATTGAAAAGACTGACTACACCAAGAAACTTGTTAAGATCCCAGATGCCAAATTCAACATCAAATGTTTCATCCACGGTTGCGACTGCCATTCCTGCCTTTGAAGGCGTAATGGTCTTAATTACATTACCAGGATTGACCAAAAGATTTGAATTTAGGTTTGAAAAGTTTTTTAGGATTGCTAGGGTATTCTTTGAAAAGGTCACTTGACTCATAATATTCACCTCATGAATTCATCTTCAAAATCGTCATTCTCAAAACCACTTTGCCAATATTCCTTAAGTTGGTGCTTGGACTTTACTCTTTCTGAATTTTTCTCCTTCTTGGAGACTGACTTTAAATTCTTTTGTGGTTTTGGTTTCTCGTACTTATGCTTGTCATCGTTTCTCATGTTTGCTCCATTGTACCATACTAAAAGTTACAGTTCAACCCAAAAACTATTATTCCCTTCTTTTACAAAAGTATATTCTGCACCGTCTGTGGGTTTATACCAACGATCTCCAATATCTGTATTTACAGGGGTACGCTCTTGAATATAATACGCACTGTCGCCACCTAAAGAGCGCCAGTAATTATTACCCTCAATTGTTCCTGGAATTTTATTCTGGGTAGGTTTTATGGCAACATATTTTTCGCCATTATACTCTACGGTATCCCCTATTCTATAAAGAAATGGATTTCCGTCAACATCATACTGACGATACTTGCCACGAAAATTTACTTTATCAGAAGCATTCATATCAGTTATTTATCATCTTACTGAAATTATTCTTCTTCTCAAAATACACAACATTTGAAAATTTATCAACTAATTGATCAGACTTGTGACTGATGACATACACATTGGCATTATTACTGACCATCTTAAGAAGTTTCATCAGTTCATCCATACCAACACCATCAAGAGACGAATCAAAAACCTCATCTAATATTAGAAGATTACAACTAATACTGTTCTTAAGTCTGGCAATCTCTCTCCATGCGAGTACTAGTGCCAGATCTATACGCATCTTTTCGCCTTCGCTGAAGTTCATATAACTGAATTCATCGCGATATCTTGACTTGATCTGCTCATTGAATTCTTCATCTAGATTGAATTGAACAAAGAAATCCATAGCAGAAAGGAACTTGTTGATGTGCTTATTCATATGTGGAAGATAATACTTGATAATCTTGGTCTTAACTCCACCATCCTTCAAGAGTTCCGATGCCAACTCATGATACATGATTTCACTTGAAATTTCAGATCTCTCGTCTTCCAACTTCTCAAGTCCACCTTCAAGGTGTGAGAGTTTATCTTTTTCGGAAGAAATGTCACCAACCAGAGAAGAAGTATTGATTGTTTTTCTTATTCTTTCAATCTCTCTTTGATATGCTTCTGCTTCGTTTCGCTTGACATTTGCCTCTTGAATATTCTTCCTCAGATGTTCAAGGTTGGTTTCAATATCCCGAATGATATTCTCTACCTCTTCGATGTGCTCATTTGCGAAATCGATTCCAGAGTTCATATCGGATATCTCAATGTTTGTAGAGATGATCTTGTTCTTTTTCATCTCCTCTGAAATTGACTGTGAGCATGTAGGACAAACTTGATTCTCTCGAAAGAACTTGATGTCTTTTTCCTTTTGTTCTTTTTTAACTTCAAGTTCTGCTTTCTTTCTATTATATTCTTTAATCTTGTTTTTCTTTTCAAGAATATGATTTACAGCAGACTCAAAATTATTCTCATCAATAGATGCTCCCTTTACTACGAGTTCGTGTTCAATGCTTTTTATCTTTTCTTCAAGTTCTTGAATTCTTGCTTCCTTCTCGGAATTGTCTTCATTGTTCTTTCTTTCAAGATTTTCAATATAACTCTTTTGAACTCCGATCTTTGACTTTTCAATTTCAAGTTTTGTATTAATATCTTTGTATGTTTCCTTGAAAGAAAGAATCTTTCCCTTAAGAACAACATTCATCGTACTAAAAATATTAATATCAAGAATATTTTCAATCACTGATCTGCGGTCAGCAGCACTCAGTTGCATGAATGGAACAAAGGACGAACTTCCAAGTATCACGACTTGCGTGAATGTCTTGTAGTTCATCTTCAATATTTGATCTTCTAGAACTTGCTGATAATCAAGACTCTTTGCATCTTGGTTGACCAAGTCACCATTTCTATAAATCTCAAAAATTCTTGGTCCCTGTCCTCTGCGAACCAAGAATTTGTCAGATCCGCGACGAAACTCAATCTCTACAAGGCAACCCTTTTCGTTGATTGAATTGACTAACTGAGGAATGTTAATCTTACGAAAAGGTTTGCCAAATAGAGCATATGTGATTGAATCAAGAAAAGCAAAAGACTTACCAGATCCATTGTTTCCATGAATCAGAGTAGTGTTGTTCTTATCCAACACGATC